TCTTACCCAGTTACCAATTGGTAACTACCTATTTTCCCATTGACACGGTTTGTCAAGCTGTCAAACCTAACAAAAAATCAAGCCAACGAACCCGAAATTTTATGCACTTTTACCAATTGACAAGCCCAAGTAACCATTTGGTAACCTAGCAATTTTGTACAATTTGACTATGCCTGACCGTTTTGTGCAACCTGCTGAATTTTAGGCTGTGTATGCCCCGATTAGTCATATTTTTATACAAATTGCACAAAAAAAGAGGCTCCGAAGAACCTCTTGGTGATTTTGCACAAATTAGAAGGAGCTAAATTGTACATATTGTATAGTTATGTATTTTTTGGAATCTGTTGGGTTGGATTCGTATGTTGTGCCGTCTGTTTTCGTTCCGTTTCTATCTATTTTTATGGTTATACCGCTAGTTGATTCGTTAATATGGAAATCACAGCATGCCACATACCAGTGTGTTCCATCGGCATCTATATGCGTTTCTGTTATTTCATATTTGTTTGATGCCACAACACTGAATGTTTTAACATGTCTGTATCCGCCGAAGTCATACTGCACTGTAAACATCCCATTCATTAACGGCATAGGTATTACATCTGACTCGCCGGATGCGAGTGACATGTTGGAAGCGTTCTGTATACGTGCAAATCTGCATTCTGTTATTGTAGGTAGTGTGTTTGATGTTTGAAAAAAAGATAGGATTCTGGTACCCGTTCCCATGAATATACAGGTATGATATGTGGGTCCAGTACTGAATTTGTTCGACAGTGCACCTAACCCAGATAGCGTATAGATTGTGCACCCGTACATTTCAGCGAAAGAACCTGTTTTCTGTGTTCCGTCATGTGATACAGAACCTACAATATACAGCGTGCAGTTTTGCAATGACAGTAACTGTGTGTTGCTTCCCTTTCCGCTAAATGTAGGTTTGGCCAGCGATATAAAACAGCCTTCTGCATCAATGAAATAAATTACGGATTCGCTGACATATAAATATCCTCCATATGATGACAGCTCGCATGCTAAAGTAGAGTTCGCTATAGCGCATGACCCGGAATCTAGGTACACTCCAGGTCCGGTTAATGTTACGTTAGATAAATTTAGGTGGCACTGATACAGCGCTATGATGGCAGATGCGCTATTAGTCAAGTTAACTATTACTCCGTCTACTGTTCCGGATATATGTATAGATGCAGATGTCAGTGTAAAAATATTGGCTGTATATGTTCCTGCTGAAATGATATAACATCTAGCGTCAAAACGTCCGGACTGTATTGTGTAGTCGAAAAAATGCTGTAATGTTTTAAAAGCTGTGGAAGATGTAAGCCCGTTGTTGTTGTCGTTTCCGTTTGTACCGTCAATATAATATCTGACATTTTGCGTTATGATTGATTGCGGGTACGTCTTATACTCCCCGTTCTCGTAAAACTGATAGAAGCGGGGGTCTTTTACAGTCACGTTTTCTATATCTCCTTGCGGATTTTTTACATTAAAATTACTTACATATTTAGTTGCCATTTTTTGCCCTCCTGTTAGTCAGGTTTTTCTATAGACAATTGTATTGTTTCTGTATCTTCGATGTATAACACGTCTAAGTTTATTTGTGACAGAAATTTGACTAATAAGTCATGAAAATTGTTTTCTGCCATTTCAAGAAAGTCTTTAGTCCGCTGGATAACCCAGTCATCATTTAATATACAGGAATCCTGCCCCGGAAAATCAGGTCTCAACCAACTCATAAAATCCCTCCTAACTATTTAAGTAGACAAATTGATTAGCAAATCTATCAGAAATATTTTGATAGATGTCGAATTCTCTGAGTTCTAATTCAGATTGTATCATTTGTTGGTTCGTTGTCACGCCTATGTTTCCATGAACGTGCTCATCAAGTATTTCTTTTTCCGTATCATCCATGGATAGTTTGTTTTGTTTTCCGTATGATGTACTGCCGTTGCTCGTGGTTTCATCTGTAGTTTTGAGCTTAGAGCTGTCAAATGGAGCCTGTTTGTTGGTAGTGTCCGATTCCACGCTATCTTTTCCGCTGTCCTGTGACGTATGAACGTTATCCCGTGTAGTGGTAATTGTATGCCCAGCCCATCGGTCATAGTTTTCGATTGGATTATATTCCATGGTTAACGCCTTTTGCATCATCTCAAAATTGTATTCATTAGCCGAGAACCACGAATGTATAAACCGCTTACACATATCTGGATTACTGAACCTACAGTTATAGCCGCCCCAATCCTGTAGAATACGGTCAACTAGCACCTGTTTATCTATCGTGTCCGGTAACACAATATCATCCAATATAGTATTGTCAAATTGGTACATTCCGTATAAGCTAAATCTCAAGCGAATCAGCCCCCTTCTCTGGGTCATCTATCCAGCGGTACTCCACTGATACTCCTAGTCCCGAAAGATAATTCAAAACGTTAACTTGTTGCTGTAAACGTTCCACAATTTGGTCAATTAATGCATGTGTTTCATCATTGTTTTCATTAATTTCAGATGTTATCAGTCGTTCTTTTTTCTGCCTGTTCGTGTTTCGAATTCCAATTTCAGTTAGAAAATCTTCTTTCAACTGTCGTTTAGACTCAATCAGCTGATCCACAATATAGGTATTTTTCACGTTACCGAAAAACAGTTCCGGTTTGTTTTGTGTTTTCTTGCTGTAGAATACAGACGGTCTGCCATATGTTACATCCGATAACATCTCCTTGAACTCCTCTACTTCTTTGGAATCATTCGCACTAATCCAGTATGCTACTTTTGCATTGATGAGATTGACATTAATAGAGCTGTCAATCATGCTGAACTGTACCGCATATTTTCGAATAATATCATCCAGTCCGCACATGTCAGGCATAGCATACATAGCCACGCAATTAATATTATTGTAATATTTCCGTGTGCTGTCGATAAATCTGCTGGAAGGAATCATAGAAAACGGTCTGTAGAACATGTTCATTTCGGGAACTGTAGCCATTAATGGCACCCAGCCATATTCAGGCGTATTGAACCATCCTAGTAACCCATATTTCAGAACCCAGAAGTTAACCCACTCACTTGGGATTTCTCTAGGCAATTTCCACTTTAAACAACTATATAAATAGTTAGTTAAGATCCTGCAATAGTGGCGGTATGTCCGGTTATCCAACCCGTTAACATCCGTTGGGTATGGTTCATTAGATGTCATGTCCTTATATAGTTGCATAGATATGGGGTAGATATCATTCATAATAGAACCCTCCATTCACGATAGAATTCAGTTCGCTTCGCTCGGTGTCCGTTCCGTCAATGGAAACGCTTGCATTTTCCGGTAATATATATCCAGATAAATTCATAGCGTGTACAGCGTTGTACGGTCTGCCCACTGATGCGGTTAAATCCGTTGGGTCGCATGATGTATATTTTGATGATAATACCAGATGTATGTGCCCGTCATCAAATACAGAATATTTGCTCCCTGCCGCCGCATTATAGGTGGGTGACGGATTGACACCCGATTCTATCGCGCCCGTTACGCTACCAATTGCGCCGGGAACATTTCCAGTCAATGCAGAACCTATTGCACTGATAGTACCTGTTAACGCCTGACCGGAACGCCGTATCTGTGCAATCGGAACATCAAAGCCCAATACACCGGAATAGTACCCTATTCTTGTATTCATGGTAGATGTCGCTTCGATAGATGCAGTAGCGGCACCTGTCAAGAGGTCTATAGTTATCGTTATATAGAAATCATTTCCCAGTTCGATAAGGTTTACTTGATGTACGCCAAATCCCGGAATATATAACATAGCTGTTGTGTATGGCTCAAATGACCTAAAATCAGAATATGGATAGTCGAATGTTATATGAACTGACATTGTGTAGCCCGGTGTCTGTAATGCGGATGCCTGTATACCACTATCCCACCAACCGAACTGCACTTCCTCCAACGTTCCTGACATTTTCGTGTAATCCAGCGGAAACCACATGCATGATGTTATGTATTCAAAAGGGTTGTATGCGAACTTAGCCCAACTATACTCCTCAAATGGATACAGTTGTTCATTAAAAATCCCCTGCGTGAAGTTTCTAAGTTCTCCTTCGGACATAAAATACATGGTAGTTGAACCTGCATTAGATACGTTTTCGCTGTCGTTCACAATTGTAATGATATAGCACCCCGGATTTGTTTTGAACGGGTCCGGTAGTGTATAGTTGTGAATAACAGTGGACGCTTCCCGGTTCTGTGGAATCACTAGCGGGTCACGCAAATTATATACAGATGCGGCACTTGCCCTCTGAATGTACGCAGATGTTCCTGCAATTTCTGTTTTGTACGTTGCCATAACGTCTACAGATAACTGTATTTCCGACATATCCCCGTTAACCCGGATGCAATCGGTAATATAATAATACCGCCCATAGTCCGAAATATACGCATAGTTATATGCGGACATATCACCGTTCAAGCGCACAGTAGGCGTTATGATTGACATCGACGGAACGGGGTAACATGTTTTTGTTACCCCGCCTGTCGGCCGTTTTGTTGAATTTTTTCTTTTAGAAAAAATGTAAAGCGTGATGTTCATATTATACTCCTGTGTCACCTGTGCCACCTGTGTTAGCCGTTGGTTTGCCGATTGTAAACAGCACCGCATTTTCCGTGAAATCGTTGAAATACTGTGCCAGTGAATGGAACCAGATATTGTAATATCCGCCAGACGCATTCAGCGGAGTAGAATATGCATCCCGGAATTTGAAATTGATTCCCATTGCGTCATGGTCGCACAGCAGTGCGAACGGGACAAACGTGCAACCGTTTGTTGATGTAGAAACGGTTCCATCATTCAAATTCAGGTATTTAGATTTGACGTTAACCGTGTCACGTAAATCCGGTGTCTGCCAGTATGTCACAGATGTGTAGTTGTTTAATTTCAGGTAATCATCATGGAATGCATCTGGAAATACCTGTGTTTTCGCAATGTTCATGTTCTGTGACAGGATGTACAAATCCTGATAGTCAGTCGGTGTATGTCGTGCAATTGGAATATCGTCAACATTCCTATGATACAGATAGTTACGGTCTGTCATCCATTCACGATAGTTGTTGATTGTCTGAATAGCGAACCGATAGAATTTTTCAGCGTTTTCAGCGTTCATGACCTGCGCAGACGTAATTGATGTCCCATTCAGTGTATTGTATTCGGACAGCAGGTCAACTACAGCAAAATTGTCAGTGCCTGCGATGTCGTATTCAGCCAAACCTGCCATGTAGTTAAGAACTACAGCTTTCGTCAGCACCTCTTCCACTTGTTCAATCTGGTTCGAAAAATGGAGTGTTGTTGCTGACAGGAAATTTCCTAACTGTGTAGGTCCTGTGAATGCATCCTTAATTTGTTCTCTAAGTACGGTACGATGTTTTCCGAAATACTTAGAATCGTAAATGTTGAACTGCACAGGTTTATCTTTCTGGATTGTGTAGTGGTCCACTGTTTCTCCGTCAGCTAACAGTGTACGTGAAAACATCGGATCATTTTCATCTAACGGCGTATCCATGAAACTGATTTTTTCTACAATGTTTCCGTACTCTTCGTCATTACGCATAATAGCTCGGAATCGTGAAGTATACGGTCGAACCGCATAGATGCGGCTGGTTACCTGCACAGCGATTGCATTCATAAGCTGGTCGAAAGATGTCTGCAATACACGGTTCGCCACAGACACCATCGAACCTGTATCGGTCACTACTTCTTCAGACCCTGTAGCCTGTGATAATAATGACGTTGCTACAGCGTATATATTGTCATATGTGATAGCCATTATTTAACCCCCTTTAAAATATTGTCATAAAAATCATTGACAGGATTCGTGTTGCCTTCTGGCGGTGTGTTTGCCCTGTGGTCGATATTCAACGCCAGTTTTTGCAAGATACGATTCGTGATAGCGTCAATGCTATCTTCGGTTACTCTTTGGTTACTAGTTTCCTGCTGGCTACTAGTTTCCTGCTGGTTACTAGTTTCCTGCTGGTTACTAGTTTCCTGCTGGTTACTGGACTCTGGGTCAGGCTCGTGTAAAATCGCAATGATTTCATCTTTCGTGAACCCCAGCTCAGCCAGTTTCATGATTGATTCCAACTTATTCATTGATGTATCCTCCTCTTTTTTTGAATGCGCATATCAGATAGGGCGGAAATCCCCCCGGAGTCGGTTCCGGTGGTCCCGGTTCCTGCCCGGTTATGTAGGTATACCATTCTCCCGCCCATTCCTTACGCTTTTCTAACATATTAACCTGCGGGTCATACGCTGGTTTTTCCCAGTAAAACATAAAATATTCTGCCAATGTAATGGGTGATAATGTCGACACACGGTATTCAGCCCATGTGATAGGCGGTTGAACTGACGGGGCGTGTGGGTCACCGGAAGGTCCCCACTGCGATGATACAGTGTCAACAAATTCCAGCTGGTAGTTTCCGTTAGTCCGGTCTGTGTATCCCTTTGATGATAGCCAGTTGAATAGTTTTGTCGCTGGTGTCCACATGCACAGTCCATAACCGTTCTGCGGTGTCCATGCACCACTCGTGATTTCTTTTCTCCCCGGTGATATAGATGACTCATATTGCATGTTTCCGCACAGCCCGGCAATGGCATTGTCGCTCCATCCGATACTATGTAAATAGTTTCTAGTTAAAGTAACGTTGTTTTCCATTTCCGACTGCGTCAAATAATCATCCCTACTTATCCACGGCATTTTTGTCTACTCCAATCAGCTCTTTTAATTTCTCTGGTACAATTTCCGGGTTAATTTCAGCCAGATTTTCAATCATAGAAACAACTTCCATGTATCCGATGTAAGCAGATATTAAAACAACCACGTTAACCGGGATATCCATGCCAATGTAATGCGCTCCATAGTCTAATAGATAGCCCAGCGCAAGCACTATTACCAATGCGATTTTTTTAAAAATCCCGTCACGTAGTTTTTTAGAAGATAGTTCATTGTTCTTGATTGCCTTGATTGTCCCAGTCAAAAAATCCAACCCGATAAAAATTAATACAACCAGACACGCCATATTATCACCACCTTATTTTTCAGATAGAGGGGACAGCGGTCAGCAACACCTTGGGAATGTCCTTCTGAGACACAGCTTATTTCATCCCGTCCCCTCATACTAATTGTACACCTAACAAATAATATCTGTCAACGTTTTTTTCACTTCGTATGATTCGAAAAAGAAAGCGTTGTATAAAAACGCCCCGTACAAATCCCTGCCGACTTCCACAACAAAACGGTCATTGTCCTGCGCTGTATCCGACCGGTACTTCGGGCAACTGGCGCGTGACTTGCAGGCATAGAAACGATACTCCGATTTATGGCTATAAATATAGATGTCTCCATAAGCGCACATAGGAACGTACTCTCGTAAATTCTGTTTACGAACCAATGAAAAATCATCAAACGCAAATTGATTTTCCAGTGACATTTTTTCAAACGCTGTCCCGGATGTCAGTTTATACAATGCCGTTTGTTTCTTTTTCTCCTCAAAATTACGGTTTCTTAGAATAGAAATTGTAGCGTCCTTTTCCGGGATGTCCATAAACATAATCTTATTTTTAACCATCTTTTCCATGTATGGAACCAGCCCCGCTCCTTTGGAAACCGGGTTGACTAATTCATTAGAATTCGATAATAACCATACTTTGATTGGCTTCTCTGATTTGTGTCCGTCATATTCCATTTCACGGTTTCGGTTGATTGTCTCATAGGCGTTGAAAAACGCTGTATCCTCATACGGTATCGGTCTGGCGTGTTTTTCTTTCACAAACTCATCAAATATTAGTTCTGTGTATTTGGATGCGCTGAAACCTCTGATTTTCGATATGGTGGACAGCGGTAGCATCAATCCGACATTGTTTTCTCCAATGTTAATTTTGTATAAATCTTTTTTCAGGTGGCTGACCTCATAGCCCAGCCCCTTATCACCGTTCAACTGTGCGAATGGAGATATATCAACGTCTTCATCACTAGTGGCTATCAAATCAACTTCGTCACGTGTGCGCCGCATAAACAAGAAATTGTTCTGATGCTCATACTCCGACAGAATTGCCCCGTATGTCTTTCCGGTTCCCCTGCCGCCGTAAATAAAATTGAATGTCCTGTCAAATTTTCGTAAAATGTCGATTGAAAAAAATAAATCGTAATTTAAGTCCTTAATTTTCCTATAATTTTTGCCCATGTATTGTCACCACACTGTCCATCTACTGTCAGCCCGTTTGCCTTCTGGAATTTTTTGCACGCCGCTACACAATTATCGCCGTATAGAATACCAGTGGTATCCGGTTTCTGTGGGTAATAACCCATTTCATGCATAATAATTTCAAACATCTGTGTGTAATACGTTTTGTTTCCTTTTTTCAGTAATGGCATATCTAACATGTCTTTCTCATCTCCCGTCTGTGTTGGTTTTAGCGATGTTAACGCTGGGTTTCTGCGTATCGCTACCAAATCAGAACGAACTGGCCGAATGCGAACGCCGATTCCCGGATTCTTTGCGGTATTGGAGCTATCTCCTCCGCCTGATTCTAGCATTTTATTATCGCCATAATAGAATGCAATGTGTGTGATTTTACTTTTTGATTTGCCGAAAAATAAAATGTCTCCTGTTATCATAACATCAGTCGCATAGGACTTAAATTTGTTGTAATATCCTTGCGCCGTATATCTCCCTACTTTATATCCTGCTACATTATTCAAACACATATAGACAAAACCGGAGCAATCTGCCCCGGATGTGTCTTCACCGCCCCATACATACGGAACGCCATTATATTTATCATAGCAGGTCTTCACAAAAACGGACCCCGTCATTATAAAACCTCCAATAATTTTACTTTGCAGTAATTACCTTTTTTACCTTTCTTTTCCTCTATGGAAATTTTTACATTGTTATCTGGGAACATGTCAACCAAATCAGCCATGTCATTTGCGACTGTAACCGATGTCCCGGCGTAAATTTCATTGGTGTCATCTACAATAACACATACGTTTTTCTTTTCTCCTGTTTCAATGTCCATAGATTCTTTGTTACCTGCGGCAACTACTGTTAACTCTTTTCCTACTGCGTCTTTTAATGTGTTTGCGCTTGATGCGTTAAATAATTCAATCTTAGTTAGTTCTCTCATTATTTCGTTCCTTTCTCTCTAGCCAATTCTACAAACATTTCAAATGTCATCTCGTACACTGCACTATCTGATTCCAGTAACTTACATCCTGAAATCTCCTGTCCTGTGCTATCTTTCAGCATTTTTCCTAACTTCTTGTAATCTCCTGATACGTTTTCGTTGGATGCTTTTAGGATATACTCCATAGTATCCCCGTCTTTCGTGTACACTTCATATTTTCTGAAAAAAATTGCACGTCTAATCACGTTTTCACCTCCATTTCTATACTATAAATTATATCACTATTATAAAGTAGGGTCAACAGAAATCCCCGTTATTTCTGCAAACTCATCTGTTACACCTAGTCTGTATGTAGTGTTCAATACACCTATGTTAGACGCTGTTAAAAATGAGCCATGGCCGGTGTCAATTATGCGTTTTCCAATATCATTATACCATGATGTAGTCCTGCCGCAATTGTATAATGTCAGTCCCCAATTGAAACAGCTGATTGCTGACCTGTGTTTATTACGAGCAATCTGCAATATTTCCTGCGCACCTTTTTTCTTTCCTACACCAGCAACCGTTATCTCAAATTTTCCATCTGTTATTGTGGCGTATTTTTTTGAACCGAAGGACCGGAATACATTTATATCATCTTCACGCTCAAACGTCCCTAGATAATAACGCTTACCATTGTAATCGCAATATGCACCTAATTGCTCATCTTCTTTTTCAATAATGCGATTTATACGGTTTATCTCCGCTATAGCCGCATCACTTTTTAACGCCTTATCGCTGTCAGTATCCGCATATACTGTGTTTTCACCTGTGATTTTTATAATCTTATTATGGTGATATCGTGCATGCGCTGTCACATAAATACCCCAGAAATAATTGACGAAATTATTACGTGAATTGAAAAAACGGTTCAACTCCGTTTCAATGTCTGGATGCTCTGTTTTCCAGCCGCCTGTAGCTACCGGGCTATACAATATTATATCATGAACGGGTTTGGTACACATCATACCATTGATACTATTCAAAAATTCTTTAGACCTGGCGTACAGATATGCATCTTTTCCTTTTAACGATTGTTTATATTCATACCACTTAATTACTTCTTTCCGAATCTCAATAGGCAGTAGTCCCTTTTCTGCTATGTATACATCACGTATCACATATTCTGAAAAATCATATTGTTCTAATATTATTTTCATATCCAATTCAGTGACGGCTATTTCCAACTCATCCGCATATAATACACGCCCGTTATAATTGATTGCTTTCGTACACTTTGTACATTTTGATATAGGAATGTATGGTATAGGACATTGTTCTTTGACTTTAGCATTGAATAGCCCTAAATATCCTATTACGCATTTTTTACGTGATAATCTCTTGAACTCATCTAATGAAACTTGCTCATCAACTTTTATCCATGCAGACAGTGGAAATTTTTTAGTGCATATTACATATGGATAGGCTGACCGGATATCAAACGACATTAAATTGTGTAACGTGATACCAGCGTAATTCCTGTTACAATGGGTATTGCCGCCGCGCATTAAGTCTAATGCCATTTCATATAATTCTTTTCCGAATCGCATTTTCTGGAATAGTTTCCAGTTCTTTTGATTTGCATAGATAGCCGCTTTACAGTCCCGGCGAACGTACCCGGTTGATGTCATTGGGATATTAGCAATATCATCCTCTTTTAACTTAGGTAATATCGCTTCATATAGCCCCATAACATCACAATAACAATATCCTTTTTCCGTGTCATCCAACATCGACCACGGGTATCTAATTTTTCGATAGTCTAAATCATCTTCACGCTTGATAAACTCCACCGACTCCGTTTTTTGTGTGAACATGGCTAACGACATGTTAGACAACTTAAAACTGCACCGAAACTCAATTCCGTCTTTTGTAACACATCTCAGTACTTTTCGCTCATCTGTCGCAAATATATTTTCCCAATCAAAAAAATCTTTAATAAACTGAAATTCAAATGATAAATTGTGCACATATATAACTAACAATGTTTCACGTGAAACATTCAGGAAATTGACAAGCGATTTAAGGAACCCTGTAAACTCCTCCCATCTGCGGCCGAACACAACATGCCCTCCAACGCACATCTGCCAGTGATACATGAAACCATATGGATTCCCGTTTTTCTTTGTAACCTTTTTCTCCCCGTCTATATCTTCCCGTGTATCTATGGTAGTGGTTTCAATATCGAACGTACTCAATAGGTCGTAATAGGATTTCCGTTTTCTCTTTTTCGATGACACAATTTTAGGGCATAGTTTTTCATATGGAAAATCATACACGTTATACACAGTTACCATATGCTCACTATTACGCCCTAAAACCTTGAAACTATTCATAATTTGTTATGTCCAACCCCTGCGACTTATACAACGCTCTTAACGTCTTTGTCTTTCCTTTTCTGTAGTCGTCTATTGCTTCCTGAATATCCACCCATGAACTTCCTTCGTCGTGCGCTATGTCAATGAACTGAACAATCTCTTCTGAAACTCCATGCAATTTCCTAAATGATGACGATGACAATATGTCATAAAATTCTCGTGAAGATAATGTATCTTCTGATACACCGTGTTCTCTTAACGACTGTTTAGCTTCATTGACATATCTACGATAGCCTGCAATTGTGGATGTTTTGTAGTTCAAAAATTCAATCACCCTGCGCAATTCAGACGCTATTGCTTTATCTGACATATTTTTGCGTCCAGCTTGAAAACGGTTACGGTATAATGTGGCACGTTGATACACATGCGCTTCTGTCATTCCATGTTTCTCAAACTGACGTAATCGCTCGTTAGCACGTTTCGCCAACTTTCGCAGTGTCTCGCGGTTCTTGCTTTCCGTGTAATCTGACGGACTATAATCAATCAATTCTTAACACCTCTTTAATCTTATCTGCTAATGGCAGTTTAAACACACCTGTTAACGTTGAAATAGCATCATTGGCATATACTTGCATTCCCTCTATTACAGTACCTTTGCTTGTACATGTACGGAATGTTAGATAACGATACATTTCAGCTATCGTGTCATAACACATAATAGACACCACTGTGTTATTGCGGTTATCAACGCACGCCACCCAGGCTTTATAGCCATATATATGATCGTGCAGGTTTCTAGTGATACACGGGGTAGTAGCTATTGCCCCGTGTACGTCCTTATCTATAATTGTATATCTATACTTTTTTTCTCTCATGTTAACGACCTCCAAATAAACATATAAAATATAATACGATAACTGCTGATACCATTAATATAGTTGATTTAGATGTTCTCATAAATTATACCTCCCTTTATCCGATAAAATACCGTTTTTTCATTTTTACACGTTACAATTTCCTTACCTTCCATACTACTCATAATTGATACGACTCTACCATCACGATACAACATAAGGTCATCCGTATCACCGCGATACTTCATACTATCGCACAATACATATACATCTGCACTATAAACATATACTCTATCGCACGGCACTATTTTATTGTTCAACGAAAACTCTCTAACTGCACTAGCCCCCATTTTATCAACTCTCATGGTACCTCTCCAACTTATAACGTTTATTCCACTATCTCTACAATATTCCCGTGCATCCTTAGCATGCAAGTCTAATATGTCGTTTTCCCATAACTCATACGCTTCTGGATCATTCTGCAAGTCATGTATCACATTCATTAACGAACCTGGTTCATACTCAAATCCTGTATATGCGTGAAGCGTAATGTCATTATCATCCGTGATAAATAAAAATAATCCTCCTGCGTTATCCTCTGCTACTAAATAATTACATCTCAACATAATTTCATTTCCTCCTATTCAACTTAACTAATTTTTTTTTTTTTTATATTACAATTATATTCTACCATAACCACGCAATAATACTG